ATGGGACTCTTCGACCTCATTCCGTTCGCGCGGTCACGGCCGCAGCAAGCGCCCCCGGCGGTGGAGCTCCGCGGCCTGTCCGACGGCTCCGGGCCCTGGTCGGCGTGGATCTCGCCCGATGCGGTGACCCCCGAGGTGGCCGTGAGGACCACGGCGATCCTTTCGTGCGTCCGGTTCCTCGGGCAGTCCGTCGCGTCCATGCCGCCGAGGGTGATCCGCACCACGCCGGACGGACGGAAATCCAACGCCACGGATCTCCCCTGTTACGGGGTTCTCACCGATACCCCAAACTCCACGCAGTCCCTCTACGAATGGGTCGAGTCGACGATCTACCACACGGCCCTCTGGGGGAACGCTTACTCCCGGATCGTCCCATCGGTCACCGGCGGATTCTGCTCCGCCCTCGAGCTCCTCCACCCGAGCCGGATGGAGGCTCGGCGGATGTCCGACGGCTCGATCGGTTACCGCTACCTCTACCCAAACGGGGCGGGACCGAACGGCCAGACCGGCTGGGTGAACTTCACGCAGGACGAGATCCTCCACGTTCGATGGATCTCCGACAACGGGATCAAGGGTCTCGTCCCCTCGACGCTTTGCAACACGAGCGTGGCCCTGGCGCGGGAGCTCGACATCGCGGCCCGGGCCTTCTGGTCGAACGGCGCGCGGCCCGACATCGTCATCGAGACCGAAGAGACGCTCAACCAGCCGGCGATCGACGCCTTCCGCGCCCAGTGGCGGGAGATCTACGGCGGCTCGAGGAACCGCGGCGGTGCCGCGATCCTGCCGAAAAAGGCCAAGCTCCAGACGATCGACAGCAACTCCAACGAAGCCTCGGAGTTCTCCCAGCTGCGGCGCGACGTTACCGCGGAGTGTGCCACGATCTACGGGGTTCCCGGGTCGCTCGTCGGTGTTCGCGAGGCGATGAAATACGCGACGACGGAACAGGAGCACCTCTCCGCCCAGGTGTGGTGCCTGCTCCCGTGGGAGAAGCGGCTCGAAGGAGCGGTGAACCGGACCATCCTGACCCCGCGGAGCGGCCCGGCCTACGTCGGGTGCAAGCTCAAAATCGACAACCGCGGTCTCCTTCGCGGTGACTCCGCCGCCCGCGGCGCGCTCTACGACGTCCTCGCGAAGTGGGGAGCGCTCACCCCCGCCGAGATGCGTGACCTCGAGGACTTCCCCGAGCTCGACGAGCCCGCCGCCAGCGAGACCTACATCCAGTCGGGCTTCGTCCCGCTCCGGGAAGCGGCCGACGCTTCGCTCTCCGAGTCCCAGGTCTCGTCGCTCCTGGCCGTCCTGGCCGCTGTCTCCGCCGGTTCGCTCGCGGCCCCCGCCGCCGAGGCCGTCATCGCCGCCGCCTATCCGACCCTGTCCGATTCCGCCGCCACCATCGTCGCCGGTGCAAGGGGGACCACATGACCATCGAACACCGCACCCATGACGAAGCAGGCGACGAGATCGAGACCCGATTCCTCGTGGCCGATCTCGCCCCGGTCGGAGTCGAGGAGCGGGCCGACGGGCCCCCGACGATCTCTGGCATAGCCCCGCCGTGGGACTCGTGGTCGGAGGATCTCGGGTTCCGCGAGAAGTTCGACCGCGGCGCGTTCACCGACGTCCTCAAGAGCCGATCCCTCGATGTCGTCCTCGCGTGGAATCACGACGAGTCATTCCCCCTGGGCCGGACGCGAAATAAGACCCTCGACCTCGCCGAGGGGGAGAAGGGCCTCGAGTACCGTGGAACGCCGCCGCAACCTTCGGCCCGCGTCGACGAGTACCTGACCCTCATTCGGGGCGGATACGTCGCTGGCTCGTCCTTCGCGTTCACGGTGAAGCCTGACCCGAAGCACGAGACCTGGGCCAGCGACGAGCGCGGCAACATCACCCGAACGATTCATCGGGTCTCTGGCCTCTACGACGTCTCGGTCGTGACCCGCCCGGCCTACCCCCGGTCGACCGTCGCCCTCCGCCGTCGCGACCTGTTCGCCGCCGCCAACCTCACCGAAGCCGAGCGCCGCCAGATCGTCGAGCGTGAAGCCGACGACCAGGCCGACAAGCTCCGCCGGATCGCGGCCGACCGGAAGCTCCTCGACGCGCTGGTCGCGGCCCGAGCGGCTTCCGCCCTCGCGAGGATGAAAGCCCATGGCCTCTGATCGCCAGTGCCGCTGCGGGGAACGGATGAGAGTCCGCACCTCGAAGCGGAGCGGGGATTCCGCGGTCCAGTACCTCCGATGCACCTGCGGCGCGGCGGCGCGTGTGGCGGTCCCGGCCCGAGACCTGTGGAGACGGAAGAGATGACGATCTGCATCGACTACGACCAGACCTACGCCCGCAACCCGGCAATGTGGGACCAGCTGCTCCACGCCGCGGAGATCGCCCAGGTCGAGGTGATCTGTATCTCCCGGCGCGACGACACGCCCGAGAACCGGCAGACGATCCGGGCTTCGTTCGGTGACGAGTTCCAGATCCTGTCGGCCCTGATCCTCTGCGGGCCAAACACCCAGAAGGCCGACGCCGCGAAGGCCGCCGGCTTTGCCGTCGACGTCTGGATCGACGACAGCCCCGAGGTCGTCCCCTCGAGCGGCCCAAACCGGGCCGCCCTGCTTCGGGCGGAGCAGGCCGTCGCCCGCCTCGATAACGCCTTGAAGGGAGCGACCTCGTGACCCCCGAACAACTCCAGACCGCCGTCCTCGCCTTCATCGCATCGGCCCGACTCAAGGCCGCCGGCGGGCTCACGGTCGCTGAGTTCGGGTCGCTCGTCGTCGAGGTCATCCGCCTGGCGGTGACCGGGCTCGACACGATCGCCACCCTCGACGGGCCCGCGAAAAAGTCCTGGGCGCTCGCCTGCGTGGGATCCCTTTTCGACTCCGTCGCCGATGCCTGCGTCCCGTTCGCCGCGAAGCCTGTCTGGTGGGTGATCCGGCCCGCGGTTCGCTCGCTCGTCCTCGCCGCTGCCGGCGGCGCGCTGGAGCAGATCCTCGCCCTGACCCGCGCCGCGGAGAAGCCCGCATGACGACCGCCCTGGTCCTCGCCGCCGCCGCCGTGGCCTACCTGATGTGGACCCGCCCGGCCGCCCCGGCGAGCCTGCCGCCGCTGTCGCCAATCCCGTCGCTGCCGGCAGGCCCGGCGATGTCGTCTGGCGGCCCTCACCCGCTCACCCTCCTGGCGATCCTCGCTGCCGGTGCGATGGTGGCGTTCGCAATTCGAGAATCTGGAACGCCGACCCCCGCCCCCGGCCCCGCGCCGGTCGTCGGGCTTGATCTCCGGGGGAAGTTCGTCGGGCCGGATGCCGCGGCAGATGCCGCCACGACTTCCGCCCTGATGCAAGAGCTGGCCGACAAGATCCAGTGGGACGGTCTTCCGCAGGACCAGGAAGGAAGACCAAAAGAACCACGGCTCCGCACCGGCGCTGCGTTTGACGACCTACGCCGCGCCGCCAGGGAAATACGCTGCGAAGGCGTGTCGCTCGGGGCGCGTCAGCCAGCGGTCAGAGACGAGATCAAGCGCTACCTCGACGCCGAGATCGGCACTGACGGAGGGCCAGTCGACGCCGCGAAGCGGTCGGCGTGGGTCTACGCCTTCAAGAGCATCGCCCAGGCCGCGGCGGAGGCGACACGATGACCCGCCGCCAGCAGACCTGGACCTGGTCCGCGATCGGCTTCGTCATCGTGGCCGCGATCGTCGGGGCGCTCGTCGAACGGGCGACCCATCGGATCGCCGCCGGGGTCGAGAGTCGGTTCGGCTACACCCCCAACCCTGACGGGGTTCGCGAGTTCCTCCGCGAGCTCGACCATCCCGACTTCAAGGGTGCGGCCCCGGAGGTCATGGCCAACGCCAAGGGCCGCGATACGTTCCTCTACCGACACGCCGATCGCGCCCATCGGGCCGTTTACGGGCGGCCGTTCGAGGTGTGGAATCAAGGCAACCACGGCTCCTGTGTGTCGTTCGGCTGGGCCTTGGGGTCGTACATCGGCCAAGCAGTGGACTGGACCGAGGGGGAGTTGTCCGACCCGCCGAGACTCGTCGCGACCGAGCCGATCTACGGTGGGAGCAGGACGGCCGGCAGGCTTCCGCCGGTCACGTTCGCGGGCTACTCCGACGGATCCTATGGGGCCGCCGCCGCTCGCTGGGTCGTCGGCACAAAGGCTGGTGTGGGCGGCATCCTCTACCGCCAGAAATACGGGGCCGTCGATCTCTCGACCTACGACATCGGAACCTCGAAGGAGTGGGGCGCT